CAGCGCAAATGATAACAATAGCACAAGTTGGATAACAGTGAGTTACATGAGTCCCTTCTATGGTCTTACACAAGCAACTGGTCCATCAGACAAAGATTCATATGGTACTTATCTACAAAACCCAAGTTCATACGGAATGTGGAATAGTCCACCTGATATAGGTACTACAGTGGTTTGTATCTTTATTAACGGTGATACTAATTATGGATTCTATATAGGATGTGTTCCGCAACCTGAAGCATTATACATGGTGCCTGCTATTGGAGCAAGTGATAATGTTGTAACTAATGATAGTGAAGCAAAGAGTTACGGTGGCGCGACTAGATTGCCGGTTGTTAATATAAACTCCAACAATAAAGCAATTTCAGAATCTGTTGGGTTCTTAGATAAAGCAAAGCCTGTCCATAGTTATGTCGCTGGTGTATTGAATCAACAGGGATTAATTCGTGACCCTATCAGAGGAACGATTGGTTCCTCTGCTCAGAGAGAGTCACCGAGTAGAGTGGGTTACGGGGTAAGCACCCCGGGTCGTCCCATTTATGAAGGTGGATTTGATGATCAAACCATTGTAAATAATCTTAGCAATAAGACTCCTGAAAAGTTAAAAATTATATCACGCAGAGCGGGTCATACTTTTGTTATGGACGATGGTGACATATTAGGACGTGATCAATTGATACGCTTACGGACCGCAATGGGCCATCAGATTTTGATGAGTGATGACGGTCAGTGCCTACATATCATACACTCTAACGGACAAAGTTGGATAGAATTAGGTAAAGAAGGAACTATTGATATGTATGCTACAAATAGCGTAAATATCAGAACACAAGGCGACTTAAATCTTCACGCCGATAATAATATAAACATAAATGCAGCTAAGGCATTTAATGTGGCAGCAGAATCTATTCACCTAAGTTCAGAAAAAGAATCTACGCACAAAGTGGGAACTGATTATAACTTATATGCTGCTGCAAAGTATACTATTAAAGTGGGAGCCGGTATGAGTATGTCATCAGGAGGTGAAGCATCTTATTCAAGCTCAAGTCTAACTTATATCAACGGTAGTAAAGTCAACTTGAATACAGGATCAGCATCATTGGTACCAGCAGAAGTAAAGCCTACTCCAATCGTTGCTCATACTGATACTCTATATGATAGTACCGTTGGTTTTGCCGCTGCGCCGGGTAAGCTTATGAGTATAGTATCTAGGGCACCTGCGCACGCGCCATGGGCTAGCGCAGGTCAAGGGGTTGATGTCAAAGTTACCCTTAATGCAAGTGCGGCATTACCAGCGGCCCCTGCCCCGGCTGTTACCGCTACTAACGCAGCCGCAGTAAACACGCCTAATCCAGTTAAAGCATCAGTAGCTGCTACTATGCCGCCTGTCGCAGCGGCAAGTTCTGCGCTTGACAAAAACGTTACAGCCGCAATAACAGCTGCAGTATCAACTAATGCGGCATCTGGTCTAGGCGCATCAGCAGTAGCACTGGGGGCCGGCATTGTACAAACTGCGACAGGTGCAGTGGCATCAGTGGGCGCACTTGCGTTAAGTCCCTCACAATTATGTTCTGCTGGAATATTGAAACCAGGTGCGTCCACTCTAATAGATTCATTAGCTCAGAGCGGAAAGTCTATTGATCAAATTCTAACTCCTAATTTATTTACAGGCGCCCCAGGCGCAGAGAATCTAGCTGCTCTTGTAAAAAATCCAACTAGTCAAGCAGCGGCATTAGTTACTAATCTACAGCAGTCTCAAGCTGCGTTGACTACGGCGGGCGTTATGACAGGTAAAGAATCTGGTAACCAAGTTGCTGGGATAGTAATGGCAGGTGCTACAGTAGGTGTTCCTGCGACAGTAGATTTCATACAAAATTCTAGAAAGGGGCAGTAATGGGCAGTACAGTTAATTCATTGATAGGGTCAGCATCATCGGCTATAGCTGCTGGAAATTTTGCGGGAAATCTTGCAACCACAGCGACAGGTGGACTGGGATCGATTGCGGGGGCAGTAGGCGCCGCCAACTCTGCAACCGCGGCATTGGGAGCAACAACAGGAGCATTGGGTAGTGTTTCTTCGTTATTAAAATCATTGCCGAGTCTCCCGACTTTGCCTACAATACCAGCTATCCCGGGCATTGCGGGATTAGTTGATACTGCTAAAGGAGTATCGGGGGCAGCATTTGGGGCAATAACATCTTCCTTTAAGGCATTAAAGGCCGGCGTTCCGCAAGACCTAACGGCGATTGCAAAGAAAAATATAGCAGATACGACAGCAGCAGATGTAGGAGCAACAAGTAGTATCCCTAGTTTGCCTTCTTTAGCACCAATGTCAGGTGTATTAGGGTCAATACCCGGTGTAGCGTCATTGCCCGGATTACCACTATCTACTTCAGCCTTACCGAGTGGATCAGCAATTTCAGGTGCAGTTAGTAAGGTTACCTCAAGTGTATCAGCAACTATAGCAGGGGCTTCCAGTGGGGTAAATTCACTTCCGGGAGGACTCGGTGCTATATCATCAGTAGTAGATAATGCAAAAGGTGCACTCAATAATATTCCAGGTACATCAGCTATATCAGGCGCAATTGGTAGTGCTACAAGCTCAGTGACTAATGGTCTATCAGCGGTTGCTGGTGCTCTAGGATCAGCATCGGGATTACTATCTAAACTAGGAGCACCAGCATCATTAACTACCGGGCTAGGTGCGCTTAAAGCCGGCGGTGCAACCTTATCAGCCCTGGCTTCAACTGGATTATCACCTTCTGCAGTCGCAAAAATGAATGCTGCTATTGCTTCATTAAGTTCAGGTGGGTCAGTTCCCATTAAACTCCCGATCGTAGCAGTTAATACTACTGATCGAGGGGAATTATCAGCTGGCTTGTTAGCAGTATTCGGCAATACAAAAATAGCAGCTCCGAATTTTGGCGGTAATCCTTCAACATTCGGCTCATCTTCGGCAATAGCTGAATTAGATGCGCAAAAAGCGTTACTCAAAAAAGCAACCGCTGCGATGGACGCCAAAGACGCAGCGTATGATGCTTCGATTTCTGCTCAAAATTCTTATAAAGAAGCAGCTAAGACATTACCTGCCGGTGATCCACAGTTAGCAGTATTAAAGACTGCTTGGACTTCCGCTTATGATAAATGGGTAGCAGCACGAGATGAATTCATAGCAGTAGCGAAAACTATACCCAGTTAACATAAATACATTATGCCTACATACATCGGATTCTCGACAATTAATGCTAACCAACCACGCTCCACTAATCTCAACGCAGGGGTAGACGGTGGAACTGGAAGTATAGTTCAGCCTATTATATTTGGCAAGAAATTTAAACTAGTTGATGAACAGTTAGTTATACAAGATTTTTTAAACGCACTTAACATACCTCAGGGACAAAAAGTAGGAAATCCGGGATACGGAACAACTCTTTGGTCATTCGTATTTGAACCTAATACATCTGATGTTCAGGTTCAATTACAAAATGAAATTAGAAGAGTCGCCGGACTTGATCCTAGAATGATTGTTAACTCTGTTAATGCTTATCCGCAAGAAAACGGTATTCTACTTGAAGTAGAACTCGCTATTGCCCCATTCAATAACGCACAAGTACTGAGCGTATTCTTCAATAATTCTACTAGCCGAGCAACAATTCAATAAGACATTCAAAAACGGTGTTTTAATTTAGTATAAATACTCTTATAAAGAGAATAATACTATGGCAACCTCATCTAGACAATCAGCCCTATTCGGAATCAACGACTGGAAGGCTATCTATCAAACATTTCGTGAAGCAGATTTTCGCAGTTATGATTTTGAAACTCTAAGAAAAAGTTTCATTGATTACCTCAAAGTCTATTATCCTGAAACATTCAATGATTACATAGAAAGTGCTGAGTTCATTGCGCTGCTTGATGTCATGGCGTTTATGGGGCAAGGGCTTGCTTTCCGCAACGACCTGAATACTCGTGAAAACTTTATTGATACTGCTGAGCGCAGAGATAGTGTTGTTAAACTTGCGAATCTAGTAAGTTATACCCCAAAGCGCAATTTGGCAGGACAAGGTTACCTTAAAGTAACCAGCATACAAACCACGCAGAATATAACAGATATGAATGGGTTCAATCTGGCAAATCTTCCTATTTTATGGAATGACCCAGCGAATCCAAATTGGTTAGAACAATACAATACAATTGTAAACGCATCACTGATAAACACTCAGCGAGTTGGTCGCCCAGGCAACTCAGCACAGATTCTTGGTATCAAGACTGACGAATATTCTATCAGCACGCCAACTAATAGTTTACCTATTGTGCCATTCAGTTCGACAGTTGACGGTACTACTATGAATTTTGAGTTAGTAAGTGTGACTAGTCTGAATGAAGATTATGTGTATGAGATTCCACCGGCACCGACCAACATATTTAATATGTTGTATCGTAATGACAAGCTAGGTTACGGCAGTCCAAATACAGGATTCTTCTTTTATTTTAAACAAGGGCAGTTACAGACATTTGATTTTAATTTAGCGCAGCAAATATCTAATCAAGTGGTCGATATTAACATCCAAGGTATTAACAATACTGATACATGGCTGTACCAAACTAGCTCATCAAACGGTATTCCTTCCCCATGGTTAGAAGTTGAGAATGTATATGCTGATGCATATCTACAAACTGAGTCAAGTGTTCGTAGAATATTTGCTGTTATATCCAGATTCAATGATCAAGTTAGTTACACGTTTGGTGACGGGGTATTCTCTGAGATTCCGGTTGGTACATTCAGGTCTTATGTTCGCGCGGGCAACGCATTGACTTATGCGATTGACCCTAATGAGATGCAGGGTATCAGTGTTACTATACCTTACGTTAGTCGTTTAGGTAAAATCGAAACCCTAACTATCTCACTAGAATTACAGAGTCCAGTCACTACAGCACAGGCCAGAGAGTCATTAGCTAACATCAAGCAACGTGCTCCTACTCGTTATTATACTCAGAATCGTATGGTCAATGGAGAAGATTATAATAACTTCCCTTATACTCTTTATAGTTCTATTATGAAGAGTAAGGCTATCAATCGTAGCTCGGTTGGGGTATCAAGAAATTTAGATTTACTAGACCCAACCGGCAAGTATTCTAGCACAAATTCATTTGCGAATGATGGAGCATTGTACCAAGATAGTACGAATGGTAATGTTCTACTTACTATTACTAGTTCAGGCAATATTATAACATTCCTTACTGATACGCTTGCGACTATATTAGCAGCCAATCAAGCGAAACAGTACTATACTGCAAATTATGCTAGATATGATGTAAATGTCGCCAGTGGCGACGGCATAGTATACTGGCAAGGAAAAACAGTTGATGCTAATAGCTTGACTGGTTACTTTTATAATACTAATGGATCATCCAACGCACCAATCCCAACCGGAACATACTCTACGCATAATGTAAAATATATAACTAAGGGAGCATTGTTGAAATTTGTGGCCCAACCAGGTTATTATTTTGATACTAATAATCGACTAGTTGCGGGCATCGCTGGTCCATCAGATATAACTTATATATGGACTACTGTATTAAATGTAGTCGGAGACGGGTATAATAACGGAGAAGGAGCATTTGCCAACGGCACAGGCCCTATTACATTAAATAGTTATGTTCCTTCTGCTGCGATACTTACTAGTATATTGCCTTCATTTAATAATGCATTATCAAATCCTATTATACAAGAATGTATTATCAGAATGGAGCTACAACAAAGTTTTTCTTTAGTCTTCGATAACTCATTAACTATTGCGCAAGATCGATGGAGTATTTCTACATATAATGCTAGTAATTATTTTGTGAACTTGTTAAGCCTGGGTGGAAATAGATATTCAGTATCATATCGCTCACTTGCATATTACTTTGGTA